TGTAAATAACGAGGAAACAGATGCAACAGATGTAGTCCCAACCAATTTAGTGTATGTATTGGCAGTAATATAAGTAATGTCCGTATTATTACTTATATATAATGCTCCGTAAGATAAATAATTTATTATAGTAATAGAATCAAGAGCAGAATCAGATGCAGCACTTGCGCTAGTAGAGGCAGAGGTAGCAGAATCAGACGCAGCAGTAGCACTAGTAGAGGCAGCAGTGGCAGAATCAGATGCCGCAGTAGCACTAGTAGAGGCAGCAGTGGCAGAATCAGACGCAGAGCTAGCGCTAGTAGAGGCAGCAGTGGCAGAATCAGACGCAGAGCTTGCACTAGTAGAGGCAGAAATAGCAGAATCAGACGCAGCAGTAGCAGATTTAGTGGAATTTGTAACAAAATTAATGGAATTGTTTTGAGACTGAACACTAGTCTGCGTGTAGTTGGAAGCTAATGTATTATAATAATAGGATTGATTAGCATATTTCAAAGAGTAAATACTATTTTGAACTGCTGAATTATAATATTGAAGAGATAATAATTCAGTTTTTTGCGCCATGTTAAAATAATGAATAGCTAAATTCATTGATTTTTTTGCACTATTTGCACGTTGTTTGCTTCTAGAAGCATACTTTAGAGCTGTATTCTTTTTCTCTATTGTAAAAAATACCTTTCGCCAAAATGGAAAAAGAAAAAAAAAGGGATTATAAGGCGCTCCTCCTATTATTAATGTAGCAGCTGCGGCCGCGGCAGCTGCTACAGCTGCACTACTACGGGCTTCGCCTTTATTATTATTTGCTTGTATTTTTTGAGCTGTAGCATCGTCTGCATAAAGGCGAGTTGCAATAAAATAGGGATAGGCAATATCCATAGTTACAAAAGGTATATATCCTGTATCCGTATTTGGAATTGCTATTTGTATTACCCCTTCTGCAACAATCTTAATAATATTAGGGGGAATTGGACTAAGATTAATTAAACTTTGAGCATTTGTTAAATATTCGCCTGGAGTTTGAAGAATATAAGTAGCAGTAGGAATGGCAGGAGTAGGAGAAGTAGTATTGATTTTTCCTTTTAAATTGACCATTAACCCATCTTTTAAATTACTTAAAACCTGTACATTAGGTAAATTATTATTTGGAAAGGCAATAACAAAATTACTGTTTTTTAAATTAATCAAATCCAATTTAATATCCATTAACATGGGAGAGGAAATAGCTATGCCTAAGCTATTGCCCATTAATACATAGTTGTTAGTAGACAATACTCTCCCAGTTACAGGTGATATAAAATTATATAAATTGTTAGCTTTCATGTTTTATATTAAATTAACCAAGAAATTCATATTTACCGCTATACATTGAGAATTATCTGTCGTGCTTCCCCATACCTCAAGATAATCATTTGTGCTTAGGGACGTATAAACAGATATCGTTAGATTGGTAGTAACATTGGAACTTAATTGATAAGCCGTAATAGGAACAGGTATTTGTATCCCGTTCTTATATATACCGATTCCTATAGTCGTCCCCGTCATAACATTATGAGAAATAGCAACGTTGGCAGTAATAAAAACATTTACGCTAGCACTTCCTGTATAATTTAACTGATTATCCGCCAATGATGTAAATAACGAGGAAACAGATGCAACAGATGTAGTCCCAACCAATTTAGTGTATGTATTGGCAGTAATATAAGTAATGTCCGTATTATTACTTATATATAATGCTCCGTAATTTAACTTTTCTAAAATTGTTGTTAATGAATCAGATGCCGAACTAGCACTAGTAGAGGCAGAAGTGGCGGAAACAAATGCAGCAGTAGCACTAGTAGAGGCAGCAGTGGCAGAATCAGACGCAGAGCTAGCGCTAGTAGAGGCAGCAGTGGCAGAATCAGATGCCGCAGTAGCACTAGTAGAGGCAGCAGTGGCAGAATCAGATGCCGCAGTAGCACTAGTAGAGGCAGCAGTGGCAGAATCAGACGCAGAGCTAGCGCTAGTAGAAGCAGAGGTAGCAGAATCAGACGCAGCACTAGCAGATTTAGCGGAATTTATTGCGGCACTAGAAGCAGAATTTGCAAATCTAGCGGAATTAGCTGCGGAATTAGCTGATTTATTAGCGTATTCAAAAGACTGTTTTGTATAATTCGGTATTAAATTTGCGTATTTAATAATGTTAATTTGTATATTTTTGGCTAATTTAGCACTATTATTAGCTTTATTTGCCGCACTAGAAGCTTCTTTAGCATAATATTTTGACATGTTTGCTGCTGATTGACTAACAGTAGCAGCTGTGGCCACCCCTGCAAAAGCTGTGGCAGCTGTTGTAGCAGACGCTTTTGCAGAACTCGCAGACGCGGCAGCGGCACTAGCAAAAGCCCCGGAAGCTACGGCGGCAGAATTTGCTTCGGCAGCAGCGTCTAGTGCTTGTTGTGTATATGATTCTATAGTGGAAAAACTAGCGTAATCCTCATCAGCTATAGCAAGTGCTACAACTCCATTATCAACAATTTTAGCTATTCCTGTCCCAAGCAAACTTAAAGGTTGGGCTTCAGTTAATCCAGCATCTGGAACTTGAATAATATAAGTAGCTTGAATAGGTATAGGGGCACTTGTAGTACTAACAATTCCTCCTGTGTTAATCATTGCTCCATCTTCTAAATTACTTAATACCTGTGCATTCGGTAAATTATTATTTGGAAAACCAATGATTAGTGAAGAATTGTTTAATGTATTAGTTAAGTTGATTAAATCCAATTTAATATCCATTAACATCGGGGAAGGAATAGCTATACCTGAACTATTGCCCATTAATACATAGTTGTAAGTAGATAATACTCTTCCTGTTACAGGTGATATGAAATTATATAAATTATTAGCTTTCATGTTAAATAGTAAGATGAGCTAAAAAATTTGTAATATTTGTGTGGTCATTTTGATACCAATTAGCAGCAACTGTTTCATAGTAACTTAGAATTTCCGGATCTGTATTATCTAGTTCAGTATTAAGGTCTTGATCTAACATTGGTTGAAAACGATAATAATATAATGGGCTTAAAGTTGATTGAGACTCAATTGACAATGATTTTGCAATTGATTCTTGTCCTCCGGTAGCGGCTATATCATATAAAGCAAATATTGTTGCTATTGAATCAAATAATCTGAGATTATTTTGAATGATTAATTGTTGGTCAATTACTCTTTGATCAAGTATATCAGGATTACCTGGATCGAATCCCATTTCTCCTAATCCTGTGCCTATGGAAAGAATACAGGTTCTATTAGCAGTAGGTTTTATAGTTTGCGCCAATACTCTTCCAAAGTCAGCGGGATTGTTCATATAAACAGCGCCATCAAGGTATATATGATTGTTAAAAGATGCAGAAGGTAGATAAATAGGAGCTGCCGAAGTAGCAAGTGCTACATTTGATATTAATTCATTTTGCCCTATATATGTTGCAGCATTGTAATTTGAAAATAAAACATATGTACTATTGTCATTCTGATAAGATGGGATAACTACATTGGTTTTTAAATCTTGCAAGGTATTACTTCCAAATGTATTAACCAATGTTGCGGCAAGTAATCCTGAACCATAACTATTGGCAGTTGGACCGGAAGACTGATAAAATGGAATATCAGATGCAATCAAAGCTAATTTTGCGGCAAGGTTGGGTCTTAAAGATGGAATTAAAGAACTAAGACTAAAAATATAAGGTCCTTGTACAGTAAAAAAAGGTAATAATTCCTCGGGAGTCATCCCAAATGCTAATCCTAAAGCAATTATTCCACCTACAGAATTCCCTGTTATAACATCAAACTGTGAAGCAATAGTAGCAGGATCAATTCCCCATTGATTAACAAAACGTGAAAAAAAGTTAAGAGACAAATACCCTCTTTCTCCTCCTCCATCAAACGATAATATTCTAATTGTATTGGGATCACTCATTTAATTATTCCAATGAACATTATTTAACTTAACAACAAGTTGATTATTAGGTAGCACCTGATTAGCATCTGGATCAATATATGGAGTTGGTAATCTTGGATTAATTACCGGTCGTGGATCAGCTTTTACTAGAGGTGGTCTATTCTGTTCCTGCGGAACATCTAAATAAGGTTTTCCAACCATAAGACCAGTCCAGACAAGATTATCTCCTCTCCATTCCATTTGTTTTACCAGGTCTTTACGATTAAAGGTAAGCCCGCTATCATCACATTCACCTAAAGCAGATGGGTTTTTGGGGTCAATAATGACATGTTTACTTTTCCATTTGTTAATCCAGCTCACGAGTAATAACCTTTACTATAATCAGCGTAAATTCTAATTGGCGTTACTTCAGTATCTTCAGCAGCTGCTATAGCAAAAGATTTATCGTATTCAGAAAGCATTATCGATGCTATTTGAGGATTGTATTTTAAGGCCATATGGTAAGCAACGCCCCATACCATAGCTTGGTAAAAACGTTGTGGAATCTGTAAGGAATTAGTAAATAATCCTACATCCTGAATCATCTTTTTATAAATATACTGCAAGCAATTATATTGGCTTGAAGGAACAGGCCATATATTCAAAATAGGATCAATCTGAGTATCTAAATAATATACATTAGGTCTTCCCTGTAATTTTTTGTTTGGATAAGTGTAATATTCATATCTGCTAACACTTGATATAGGTAAATCAAAAATATTATTGTTAAAATAAAGTTCTTCGATATCTAATATATATCCAGCTGTTTCCCTAATTCTATAAGCTCTTGCATTAATTGGAATAGGTATATCAAACCACGCAATTTTATTTGCTACATAAGGATATAAAGCGGGTAAAGTAAAGACATTAAACCAATTTGTCGTATCTTGTGAAGCTTCCAAAACTAAACTATATGGACGATTGGAAGTATAAGTTTGAATGCCAATAAAATTAATTTGTTGCGTAACACCTACTCCGTAATCATAAGAAATGTTACCGTTTTGGGAGTTTTGACTGCATCTTGTTACTGGGTTTCCATCAAAAGCATTAGCAGCTGTTCCCCCACCATTTCCATCATATGTATCAGTAGTATTGCTTTGTGGTATTCCATTTAATTGGCGCGTTGAGGTACGAAGATTAGCTTGAATAATATCACCTACTATATTGTCAAATATATATTGTCCTTGATTGGTTATAAGCGGTAAATAAGAGGTTTGGAGCGTCCAGAGATTAACACTTTTATTCATCCACTCTAAAAGTAAAAAATTTATACTGTTCCTAGCAGCATTTAATTTCTGAGCTTCAACAAATTCCCCTAAAATGCCTATTCGCTCAAAAGCTTCCCTAATGATAAGCTCAACTTCTATAGATTGAAATTTATAAGTACCAGAAGTAGAAGGCATAAAATTTTACTTTCAGTTTAAGCATTAGGTTGTAAAAACTGCATATATAAAGTGGAATTGTTAATACTGGATATTACTTTTACTACAATATTAGTACATACATCCGTAAATTGCAGGGTTTGGGTCAAATTAGTATAAGGGCTTCCGCTTGTAGGAATTAAAAATGAATTAGTTATCATAGAAGCATATGTTTGGCCATTATTGGTTAAATCTGATAAAGACTCATATAAAGAGTAAGTACATCCATTAGAACTTTGAGTTATAAAACTAAAAGCACTGGCAGTGCTTACTGTAGTTACAGAGAAATTTTCATTACTTAAATCAACTAGACTGATTAGAGGAAAATATCCATTAAGACCTGTTCCAACACTAACATCACTTACAGGAGAATTAACACTAACAGAACTTATGATATCAAAACACTCGGTAGTATAGACTGTATTATTATTAGGACCATTCAACACTGCATTTACAACTGTACTATTCTGTACTCCTGAGACAGTAAAAACTGCACCACTTAAGTCATTAGCTGAAGTTAAACTAACATTTCTTACAAATCCTCTATCAAAAAAACTAATAGTAGGAATGGGATCAACGTAATATGTACCATTTAATATAAGATTTCCTCCTCCAGTTCCTTTACTTTGAGATAAACACACAGCTGAGGTATCTTGAATTGGCCAAGATTGAGCAATATAATTTATAGTCATTATTTTTTTAATCTTTTTAAAGTTTCTGCTAAATTAGCTCTTTTTCTAGTTAAAGGATTTTTAGAATGGGTAGCTTTTTCCAGTTTTTTTTCTGGGATTTTTTTATCTTGTGATATACCCAAAGTTTTATGAAGAGCTCCTTTTGTTTCTGGGTTAATAGCTGATTGAATCCACTGTTTAGGTTTTTTATGCATTTCTATCATTGCATTTCGTGTAGCTCTACTGCGGGCCATGTTTTCCTCTTAAATCTGTATAAAATTTAATTGCATACTATTATTAATAGTACTGTTATCAGCTCCTAATTGAATTAGTATATAAGCGTAAGTTTCTGTTATTCCTGAATAAACATAATTAGCATTAGTGCTTGGAGCTTGTATTTGAATAAAATTAGAATTATTAGTAATGTTATCTAAATAAGTTCTATTGTTAGTTATCGAGCTTAATGTTCCATATACAGAAAAACTTACAGACGCGGCAGTTAATTTTGCTAAAGTTAAAGTGTAATTAATAACATCCCGTTCAAGATTAATAGCGATTACCGGAAAAAATCCTTTCCATCCTGTACCAACACTAACTGCATTTACTGCTGCGCTTGTACTTATAGAAGTAATAACGTCATAAACTTGAGTTGAATAAACAGTAGTATTATTGGGTCCAGTAATATTTTCAGTAAAAATAACGCCATTTTGACTTCCGCTGACAGTAAATGTAACTCCTGCTAAGTTATTTGCGGAAGTGAAAGAAATTGCACGAGCATATCCTTTTGAAATAAAAGAAACTTGCCCGTTATTAGCAAGAGTTACATTTAAAATCAGATTACCTGCTGCTGCTAAAGATTGATTTGCACAAACATCAGTAGTATTACCAGCTGGAAAAATATAACTTAGTGATCTAGCCATAAAAATATTTTTAAACTTATATTTTAACGATAGGTCGTTTTTTATGACCTATCGTTATTAAAATCAAACACCCGGTGATCCAAAAATTCCACGAGGATTTGAAACACCAAAAGAATAACGCTCTGTAGCTTTCGCCATTACGTTGTCAGTCGGATAGTCTACATAAGTATCAGTCTCAACCGGAGTTCTTTGGAAGTGTTTTAAACCATCTTCTGCATCAGTTAAAATGAACCATGCAGTAGGCGAAGTTAAAAACTGATTGATTCTATAACCCTCAGGGATATAGTCATTATGATATAAGGCGTTTATATCGTTGTTTGCTACATCAACACGGAAAGCTGAGTTTAAAAGACGAGAAGCGGAGAATTGCAACTCTCTTGGTAAAATCATTTTTTTAGCCATGGTTTGAGATAAAATTCCACTTTGCATTGGGAATTTTTGAATCAAAATTATAGCTTGCTCAACACCTGCTTCACTAAAATCAACTGAGGCATTCCCACTAAGCGAGTTAGAAAAAGTGCCACCGTCAATTGGGTGAGTGGTAGAACAGACTGATTGACCATCGCCGATAGGATAAGCGCTATTGAACGCATTGTTTAATATATTTGCTCCAAGAATGTTTTTTGTAATCCTTAAGGAATTACGAAGAGATTTAGCCTGTTCCGGGAACTGGTTTTGATAAAGGTTGTCCTCTACAGCCTCTTTTGTAATTATAAAGCTTAAACCAACTCTTTTATGAATGTAGTTAGTTACAATCCTTTGTCCCATGGAGTCAGTAGCAATTGGTTGCCCCTCCGGTTTGATATCAGCAGCACCGAGGTATTTCATTTCTACTTCGATTTCCTGATATTTGTCGGATTGGTAAGTTTTAAATATCTCTGTCCATTGTTCAGGATATGTTGGATATTGCCCAAAAACCGCCTTTAATCCAGGACGTAGTAACTGAGCAATTTGACCGGTATTAATCATATAATTATTCCTCTTTTTTTAATTAAGCTGGAGTAGTTCCAAGTTGACCAACCCTGTAAACATGGTTATTGATTACAACTCGTACATTCAAAAATTGACGAGCAGTTGTCCCATCAGTTTCATAAATGTAGTTATTAGGCTCTTGTGTGTAGCCAAGAGCTTTTAAAGGTAACGTTGCAAGTAATCTATTAGTTGCAGTAGTTCCAACCATGTTTAAATAAATAGCTGATTGACCGGTTCTAGTTGATCCAGCAGTAGGATTTTGAGGAGATAGATTTGCACCACCTCCACCAAGTCCAAAAGCAAAATTTTGTCCCATATAAGCAAGAGTTGCGGCTTGGTTAATAGTACCACCAAAACGTGCATCATTAGCAACGTTAGTAGCAGTAGAAACCTGAATGTCCCAAACAACATCTGGGTCATCAATAACAAATGCTTTTATAAATGTACCAGGCATAACTGTAGTACTCGCAGGCCAATAAGGTGATTTAATTAGATTGTTAGTAGCAGTATTGGTAGAAAAGTATTCACAACCTACAAAAACTCCTAATACAGGTGTTATTTCGTTCGCTATAGTAGCATTATCTATAGGATATCTAGCTATTGTAGGAATAGCAGATATAGTAGTTGCAGCAGCAGTATTCCAGATTACTGGATCACCGGTAAAAATAGATGTTGCGTAAGTATTAGCTCCATCTGCACTTGCATAAATATAATATTCGTTTACTTTTTCAGTCCAGCTGCCTCCACTTATAGAAGAAATTGGGCGTAGACCAAAAGGAGCGTTGACTCCGTAAGCCATAAAAACCTCTTTAAATTTAATTAAAAAATTTGTTTAAGATTCTTTTATGGATAAGAAAGTCAAAACCCTGCATACGCTTTTAAGTTGCGTTGAAACTATAATAATGTTTTTTTTGGAATCTTTTTAAAGGGAAGATAGATAACCTAATGGGACGTTTTAAAGTCTCGTCTGACTTGGATTATCCTTTTATGGACAAGGAAGAACCGGAATTTACGATTTTATAGTTTCGTAGAAACTTTTTTACTATCAATAGCTATTATAACATATTTTTTTTAATTCTATTTTTTTTTGTAAAAAATCGTGCAATTTAGCTTTTAAGAAGATTCTAACTCTGTTATAGTAATACGTATACTTCATACTTTTATAATTTTATGAAATCATCAAAAGTAACAGAAAAATATCAAGCCACTATTCCTTGTAATGTAAGAAATTTTTTACATTTAAAAAAAGGTGATAGAGTTATGTTTAAAATAGAACAGGATAAGGTTGTACTAAATAAATTACCTTACAC